CATATTGTGGGTCAACGGGTCCCATATGTTCCCGTTTGTATTAGGGAGTATCCTCACCGTGTGAGCGGATGGGGGGTCTGAGGGAAATCGAGTTCTGAAGAAATTTTTTGATTTTTCCCCATCACCTCCGGTATCATATCCTGTATTAAAGAGAAACCGGGAGGTAGCAATGACACTTCGACGTATCTGCACGATTGATGGACGATCCTATCACTTGACGGGACACTGCGCGAAATGCGGTGATCCGATGTGGACGACACTCGACTCCCCTCTTCAGCAGGCCGGATGTACCGACAACCAGTGTCGACAATCCGTCGTGCTGCCGGCATCGACATCGACGGCATCAACACGACGGCGACGGACATCCGACACGCCACCAGCCGATCCCTTTCCTCCGGGCATCACATAATGGCGTCTGTAAAGCCGTGGTATGCCCCGCTGGTGCGGGTGCTGGTGATGTGCGTGGTGCTGGCGACGCTGCAATGGTTGACGGCCACGAATTATGACCTGGCCCTGCGGGGCGAGGCCGGAACCCTGGCGGGGATGGTATTGGTGTATTCATTGGCAGAGTTTCTTCGCACCTGATTCTGCAGAGAAGGAGTCCCCCCATGGTCACCATCAGTCGCACGAATCAAGTCACAGGCCCGTTCTGTAACGCGCAACTGCGGTCCGATGGCTATCGGGATAAAATGTGTCGGAACCCGGCTGGCAAATGGACCGACCACCCCGGCCAGGGTCGATGTTATCTGCACGGAGGACGTAGTATGAAAAAACATGGACGGTATTCCATGATTCAGCACGAAGGGTTGCAGGAGAAGTTAGGCCAGCTGGAGGCGTTGGAAGCCGATGTCATGGACCTGGCACCGGAGGTGCAGTTGCTGCGGGCGCTGGTCATTGATTATGTGGAACGGTATCAGTCGTTTTCCGAAGCGTTGATTGCATGGCACGCCGATCAAAGTGGCAAAACCAGCAAACCGCGAAAAGTCATGGATATTACGGATGCCGGGAATTTGATTGAAAAGATATCGCGCACCGTACACCGGATTCATCAGATCCACAGTACGGGCAGTATTACCCTGGACACCTTTAAACGGGTGGTCGAATCTATGGGCATTGTGGTGGCCTCGCATGTGCGGGAGAAACAGGTGTTGAATTCGATTGAGCAGGAATGGTCCAGCCTTGCTCTCGAAGCGAAAGACCCTGGATTGAATCCTGCGCCAGTTGGTGAGTTGGAAGTCGGTGACACCAATGCCCTGTAACGAGGGATGTTATGAACACACTGTATATCACATCACTGAGCATCGTTGCGTCAGTGTGCGTTTTGGTTGGGAGTGGGCTTATTTTTAGTTATTCTGTAAATGCGCAGCAAAACACAGCAAGACCCATTCTTCAATGTTTTCACGAAGGTGCCGCTGTGATAACGGCTCCTCAGGTTAATGATTTTTCGATGAAACAGACAGGCATGTTTGTTGAAGCGCGGTGGACGAATCCGTTGACAAAAGAACAAGAAGTTCTTGTCACCACGCTGCCGTGTATGTTTCATCTAACAACCCCGCCCGTTGGGACACGCGCTGCAAATTAAAATGGCGTGGCGGTGTACGAACTGTGCATGTATGAATTCAGAACTACGATGTTGGTTCTGTGGGAAAATGAATGAGGGAGAAAATGAAACCTGTCATCGAGTGGAAGTTGTCGACCAAAACGTGGACATTGCGTGATATGCTGGCGTCCGAGGTGATTAAGAAAGGACCTCAGTCCCCGACGTTTGCCCACGCCATCTTTGATCTGATCAAAGGGCGGGTCGACGATCCCAATGTCAGCAGCGATGATATCAAGAATCTGACAACCAGGGACATCGGTGTGATCAGCGGTAGGATTGCGGAAAAAATGGTTGAAAATCTTCGTGCAGAAATCGCCATGTCTCGCATGTCATCGATGGTCAATGATGTATACAAGGATTCAAAGCCTTCATGAAAACACTGGGTGACCTGAAAACCGGCCCCATTCGAGTAGCATCGACCACCGGATCACTGGATCTGTCCAGCGCTGTGGCTGGTCTTCGAAGTAATCGTGAAGACATTAAAAACCTTCGACGTATTGATCAAGCCAAACACAGTGTACGGCGGTTTTGTGAAATTTACTTAAAGCATCATTTCACGTCGGGATTCTGTGAAATGCATTACGACATTTTTGGCTGTGTCGATAACCCGAAGCCTGGAAAACGAGTAGCGCGAATCGCCCCTCGACAGTTTGGGAAGACCACCATCATTTCATTAGGGCTTCCGTTGTATATGCTGTCGTATCGGTTGAAGTGGTTTATTCTGATGATTGGGGAATCCGCTACCACGGCAGAGGCCAATCTGGCTACACTGACACAGGAAATGGAAACCAACGAGATGTTGTTCGCTGATTTCCCTCATCTCGCTCCAGCTATGGATGTTCGAGGGCAATCGATTAAATGGACTGACCGGCAGCTGGTAACCAAGTCCTATGCCAAAGTCATGGCCAAGGGCATGGGCGCACGAATGCGGGGATTGAAGTATCGGGAACGTCGTCCTGACCTTGCGATTTTGGATGATCCCGAATCTCCGGAAACCGCTGACACGTTTTTAAAACGGCGACGCCATAAACGCTGGTTCGGTGGTACGTTCATGGGTCTGGGGGCCAGGGTCTGGGACCTCTATGTGATTGGGAATCTTCCGCACCATGATTGTTTGATTTCTGACTTGGTGTTGAATGACGATACATGGGATGGCAAACTGTATCGATCCATTAATATCCCTACGCGAGACAATGAACGGTATCCCATCGGGAATACCAAAACAGATAACACAGCGTTATGGCCGGAGGTATGGCCTCTTGAAAAATTAGAAAAATATAAAAATGAGCCGAACGTCGGGTCTCTCGGATTTGCTCGAGAGATGATGAATGATCCACGTGAGGAAGAAGATAAAGTTTTTGATCCTTTCAATTTTCAATATTTCGATTTTACAGAGGATCATCTCCATTCATTTATAAAAATTGCTTCAGCATTTGATCCTGCCGGCGGGGAACGGCCAGGAGAAATGAAACGAGGGCGACGGGATTTTGCATGTATCGTGACAGCCGGTCGGACGAAGGAAGGGTTTATTGATATTTTTGATATCTGGATGAAACGAGAATTACCTGACCAACAGATTGATAAGCTGCTTGATGTTTATGAATCGTGGAAACCCCGTATCATGGGCGCAGAAGAAAATATGTATAAAAATCTTCTGGAATTTGATATCGCCCGTCGAGCGAGAGAACGATCTTTATACCCTGCGTGGAAAATGTTGCATCATTCTTCAAATAAGGTGGCGCGAATCTTGGGTATTCAACCCTTGATTGAAAGCGGTATTATCAGATTCGCAAAACATTTAGTGCCGAAACATCCTCAATTTTTTGGGCAATTCGATGAATTTCCTGGAGCAGAACACGATGATGGTCCTGATACAGCAGAGATGGTAGTCCGTCTGTTGGAAAAAGGTGGTATTGTCGGGTTGCCTTCTAATTCCCAGAGGATTGGCGGTAAAAGTAGTTATTGGAGGAGCCATGGCTAAACGGCGAGGACCGAAACCAGCCAATTTCTCAGAACTTGGGACGACTGGACTGAAAGTATCAGGCGGCATTATTCAAGAAGAATTCATTCCTGAACTTAAAGGATTGAAGGCAGTCAAAGTATATCGACAAATGCGAGATAACGATCCCACTGTGGGAGCGATTATGTTCGCTATAGAAATGATGATGCGACAAGTAGAATGGAAAGTCGTATTAACCAAAGATCAACCGGGGGAAAGACGGACTTCTTTTGACCCCGATGTTACGCCCTCTCAAAACCAACCATCTGATGTAGCACCGTTGGCGACAGATCAGGATATAGAACGAGATCCACGGGCCATGTTTCTGGCATCTTGTATGAATGATATGTCAGACAGTTGGAGTAGTTTTATGACCGAGGTGTTAAGCATGTTGACCTACGGTTGGTCGTGGCAAGAAATTGTCTATAAACGCCGTGAGGGAGCAACCGGATCAGGGAGATCAGATTCTAAATTCTCTGATGGATTGATTGGGTGGAGAAAAATGCCTATTCGTGCTCAAGAATCATTGAGTTCATGGGTTATCTCTGCTGACGGCAGTATTGAAGGAATGGTTCAACAAAGCGACAATGGAGAAGCGATTACGATTCCATTAAGCCGATCATTATTGTTTCGGACACAAGTTTTAAAAGACAACCCAGAAGGACGGTCGGCTTTACGGAATAGTTATCGACCTTGGTATTTCAAGACAAAAATAGAAGAAATTGAAGGTATTGGATTAGAACGAGATCTGGCAGGGTTGCCTATGATGACGGCTCCTGAAGGATTGGATTTGTGGAATGCGAATGATGCTCTTGCGGTCTCACAACGGCAATTGGCCGAAGATATGGTGCGGTCGATTCGACGAGATGAACAAGAAGGTATTTTGAAACCGTTTGGATGGGATCTGGAGTTATTGAGTTCTGGTGGCCGTCGCGTGTTTGATACCAACGCTATCATCAGTCGATATGATCAACGCATTGCCATGACCGTGTTGGCAGATTTTATTCAACTTGGACACTCGAATCGATTTGGATCATTTGCACTTAGTAAAAGCAAAACATCAATGTTTAATACAGCCCTAAATGGCTGGATGAATATGATTCGAGACGTATTAAATGCACATGCCATTCCACAGCTATTTGGTTTAAACGGTATGAGTTTAGAAAATCATCCTCGTCTTGACCATGAAGAGGTCAACGTACCGGACATCGAGGCCATTGGCACCTATTTGAAAAACCTCAGTCAATCTGGTATGCGAGTATTTCCCAATCCTGTGTTGGAGGAATCTGTTTTGCGGTCAGCTCGTCTTCCAGTGACGCGAGCAGATGAAGCAGGAGGTTCTGGTCAACCGGAATTTGGTTCAGTTGATGAAGGAACTGGTATTGATAATTTAAATGATGAAGAAACAGATGAATAAGTTTTCTTTAAGTTTATTGCTTTTTCTACATGACTTCATGCATAGTAACGTTAGGAGATAATCTATGAGTACTCTACTGGCTAGTAGAACTGAAACAGCAAATGGAACAGCCGCTGTCAGTACAAGAGCTCCTGCTGAACTTGATGTTGCCACATTTTTATTAAGTGTTACAGCAGCTGCAACTGAAGTAGGGGATAAGTTAAATGTGTATCTTCAATCGTCGGCTGATGGAGGTACTACATACGATGATTTTATTCATTTTACGGAAGTATTAGGGAATGGTGGAGCGGTTAAGCATATCGCTGTTGTGAATTTTAGAGCATCTCCTACATCATCCTTGCATACCCCAAACGATGCCGCATTATCGGTCGGCGTCAACCAAGGCCCTGTCGCTAATGATTGGAGAGCAAAATGGGTTGTAACAGATGCAAGTACAGACAATGCATCTTTTACATTTTCAATTTCTATGGCGTCGGCTGATGA